TCTTTCAATTTTGTATATATAAGCTACAGGATATATAAACGCAATAGTCAGACCATATATAAATCAAATAACCAAAACAAATATAACGACTATTAACATAAACAATCGTAACAATAAATAAACGACTATAACGACAAATAAACAATCGCAACAACAAACCAATAACCACGATAACAAATCAATAACCATAACGACGAACAAATAAATATAATAATAATAAAACGACCGTGACAATAAACAATAAATCGTAACAATAAAATCAAACGACTATAACCCAAACAAACAACAACTATAAAAACCAATAAAATATGACCATAAATAAACAACAACGACCATAAATAAACAATCACAACGACCATAAACAAAACACAATAATTAAAAACAAACACCCAGAACAATAAATACAAATAACACTAAAAAAAACAACTAAACCAAAACAATAAAACTCAAATAATAACATAATAATTTAATAGTAATGTTTCAATTCGACGCAGTGGGTTAGCTATTTTTGTATTATTTTATACATTGTTATTATATATTTTATGTGTTATTTAGAGTTATTGTATATCATTGCGGGTAATTTTTTATATTATTATTGGTTATGTATTATATTGTCGTGGGTTATTTTTGTGTCGTTGTGGGTCGTTTTTATATTGTTATTGGTTATTTTTATGTCGTTTTTATACTATTACGGGTCGGGTCGTGACGGTTGCGGGTTTGCTGGTTTTTGTGCGTCGTTGCCTGTATATTTTGCGGGTTTATATTGCCTGCCTGACATTTATTTATCGTCAAATGTTGCGTCTATTTGCTCCCATCCACCCGACCAACGCAGGACAGTTAGCAACCCCGCACGACACTATTTTAGCGCTATTTCGCCCGCAAACCAACGAAAACGACGCAAGTGTAACTGATAAAAGCAATTAGGGTCAACCCGCAACGCTATTTTGACGCTCGCAAATAGGCGTTAGTAACTTTCAATTTAAGGAAATGACTTAATTAACCCCACAAAAAAAACGATTATACAGTAAAAAGCACGATTTGTTCGTGTTTTTAAGCGTTAGAGTAGAA